GGCACCGCGCAGGTTGGCACCGCGCAGGTCGGCACCGCGCAGGTCGGCTCTGGATCCGCTCTCTCTGTACGACTCAACCCATATTTTATGCTCGCCAAGGATTTTGTTTAAATCGGTCAGGTTCATTGGTTACCTCGATTTTAGGTACAAAAAAAGCCGCATTAAGCAGCTCGTTGTTTGTTTCAGTGGTCTTATTGCTGCCACCGGTTAAGTGGCAGGGGTAAGGTCACTGGGGTTCCGAAATGAAATCCAATACTTCTTGCAAATCACCGTCACACAGAGCTACATATCCATCCGCATGCATTCGTTGAAGCCACTCAATGCTTATGTTTCGATATTGACTCATCATTCATTCCTCATTTACGGAAGCCTGCTGCAAACTTAGCTACTTCAGGCAAACATATATTGTCTGCACTCGGCCGCTCTGTGCTGCGTGCTTGGCCGCTGATTTTTGGCAATAAAAAACCCCGCATTAGCGAGGTTAGTTTCAGTTATTGCCGATTATTTTTTGGGATTATACTTTTCCATTGCCAGAACAAGGCTGGATATTCTTGAGCGTACGGTCGGAATATCAAGTCCGTTTCTTACAGCCTCATTGAGTGCTGATAGCTCTTGAGACCATGCCGCTATCGTGTCCCTGAATTGAGTAGACCGGCTAAGCTGCCTTTTTCTACTGCTTTCCATTTGTGATATAGCAAGCTCTTGCTCTATCTGGAATTTACTTTTACCTGCCGCTATCGCTTCATCAGCGATGATTGTCATTTCTGCTTTTAATAATGGGTGAAAGTATTCAGCACCTAAAATAATAGCTTTCTTATCTGGCACCTGAAGGAATAAACATTCCGTGGTTTGTTTGGTTTTTTCATCGTAACAGGTGATTTCTACAGATGGTACGGCACCAAACTTATTAACCCTCACTGCGGTAAAAGTCATAGGGCTTTTCAATGGCAATGCTCCTTATTGGAAACTAACCCCTTGCTGTTAGTGTTGTTGTTTTTTTGCTCTTCACTGAGAATATAGCCACTTCTGGCAAACAACAATTGTTAATAGAGTCGTAAACCTTCGTTGTGTGAACCATGACTGCCAAATCTACGCGATTTACGGGCTTGCGGTTCAATCGCAGAGTAGGGCGCTTAACTTCGCGTGACTCTGGTTCTACGATGCCGTGTTGTGCGTTGTATGCTGCTGTGAGAGCCAGACGCTTATCGTTACGGCGCTGCCTGGCGTTGTCATAACCTTGATGAGCCATGGTGTTACCTCCAGTTAATGAGCTTTGGTGATGAGACCCTGCATTCCGACGATTGCTATGCACTCGTATCAGGGAGCCTTCGCTAATCCGTTTCTCATCCCAAAACTCATTCGCTTTGGTTGTTTCGCGCTTTTCAGCGCTGTTATCTTAAAGAACACTTCCTGTCGTACTTTTGGCGTCCTGCCGTTTCGATGGACTTAATATACTCACAAGTAAATTAACTGTCTATACCTATAAGTAAATTAATTATCTACTCTTGAGTAAACATGTTGAATTTGTGAGTAATTTAATTCAAAAATAATTCAGACGTGACCATTCCCACCGGCTATCAGGCGTGAAAAGTGTGCTAAATTGGGTGAAATTCATGCGGAGGTTGGAATGTCAGACTCAGATTCGGTATATAACGAGGCGTGTAGGTTGGTAGGGGAAAGCTGTTTGATGCTAGCGCAGAACGGTGATGAGATAAGCCGTGCTCAGGTGGCATATCAGCTAAAGCGGATACACTGGCAAATCATGGAGCAGACAGGTGAATCCAACTTAGCTATTAAGTTGGCAGTAGAGCAGCTGGAAGATGGGTTGAAATTGTAGGGATTTATTAGCAGATCAAGGGAATTATGGATCACTGATTAAGTAGCTGATAATTATAATTATTTAACAATAAGTAATTTCGTAACCTATTGATATATCGGTGAGATCAATATTTCTTTGGATCTCGCTATTACAGGCACAAAAAACCCGGCAGCGGGGCCGGGTTTGGGTTTTGCTATTGTTTGTTTGTTCGAACTAAAAACATCCAACACTTATAACCATATTCATGTGCATCAAGAATCCTACGCTCTGAATCTGGAGTCCCCGCCTTTGCTCGTACCTTTCGATATCTGCAACACTGCCAACGGTAACCATGTGGTGGAGCTTTAGTTGATACGGATAGTAATGCCATTGATTTTTACTCGCCCCATAGTGGGCACGAACTACAAGGCTTGCTTAAAAAACGGGGATCAACTATCGTATTGGGGTCTAGTCAGTACGGTTGTGGATGCCTTTATCCCCGACCTGAGGAGCTCCCTTGCAGGGGAGCTACCTCAAATTCTTCATGCTACGAAGGTATTGCAAAAGACTTAATGATATTTGCTATCCTTTCTGCTTCATCAATCGTCAAATCCCTCGGCAAATTCTCTACTTTCAAAATAAGATCACTACGCAAAGGAATTGGTAGGTCAAATACCTTCACCTCACCCTCATCTTTTTTCACAGCTTTACGTTGTTGAGTCATGCGAGTCTTCCCTTTTTTATTGCTGCTGTTATCTTCGACTTTTCCGATGAGGTCTAGAGATGCGTCTTGGTATGCAATAAATTTATCGATAGCGCTCTGCATACGGCTTTTATATGCCTGCATGCTTGCTTCTGATGGAGGGGCTTCCGATTGCGCCATATAACGCCGCACAAGCCCATCTATGCTAAGGGTTCGCATATCAGACTTTTCGTCATCATTAATGACTGTTAGCAGGCGCATGGAGGAGTCACGGAGGTTGCGGGCAGTGGCCTCATTTACGATATTCATATTTTGAAGGCCATTAAGAAACAGCTCAAAACTGTTAATACCATATTCATCTTCTTGCATTGAACGTTCCTCACCAATCAACTTGATGAGGAAATGGTACATTGATCGTTAGAAGTAATCAAGTAGGATTCATTGATAGGATTAGCCGATCATCAAGTTGAGGATTAACTTGATGATCGGCTATATTTTATATGTGGTTGGCTGTTGAATTACCACCCACCCCTCTATGGGCTAGCAGTGGGTTAGTTTGATGGGTTGAAATTAATCATTCCCTTAGATTGAACCTCATCATAATCAACATATCGTGTAGCTTTGACTATGGCTGAAACGAAATGCATCTTTTCAACTTCGTTTGGATCTAGCGTTATTGGCTTGTGCTCATTGTTAATGCTGGAAAATTGGTAGCTACCGTCCCTTGTTTTGGTCATAACTTTAATCATGTTATGACCGTCCAAGGTCCTAACAAAAACCTCATCTCCCGAGTGGATATGAGTATTAGGCTCAATAACAACAAACTCACCTGATTGAATCCTAGGGTGCATGCTATCGCCTTTTACTTTCAGTCCGTAGGCATCTTTGTCTGAGCTATATATTTGAAGCCAGCCAGCACGAATCTCCACCATATCAATCATCCCATCAACTCCCAAGATAGCTTCGCCCACGACAGGAACGGAGCCTAATCGCATTTTTCCTACAAATTCAATTTCATCTGGGGTGGTTGTGGTGCTTCTTACAATTCCGTCAAACGTTCCGCGCGGCAATTGAAGCGACTCTTCAATCATGCTCACGGACTTCTCACCAATGTTTCTTTTATGTTTCTTCCCGGCAGGGTAAAGCATTCGGGAAATCACTGATTCAGCGATCCCAACCTTTTCAGAAAGCGCTTTTTGAGAGCCATAAGAATCTACAAGCTCTTGTAGCTTTATGCGCCTGCGCTCGTATATGTCAAAACCATCATCACTTTTCATACAGATATTTTACTTAGTATTACTTTAAGGTAAATAACCTTGAAGTATTGCAAGTTCTATACTTGTGAGTATACTTGAGCTAATTATCACGCAAGGAACTCGTATGGAAACTCTACGGAATTATCTAAACGCCTTGTCGATATCCATGCAGCGTGATTTCGCAGCAAATTGCGGAACATCTGTTGAATATCTTCGTAAGGCAATAAGTACAAAACAAAAGCTAGGCGCAGCGCTATCAGTGCAGATTGAAATTAATTCTAATTGCCACGTCCTTAGAAAGGATTTGCACCCAGGCGACTGGTTTAAAATTTGGCCCGAACTAGCAACCGCCGCTTAAGCACCACCCGCTCATTAACTCCTCTGCGCTGAAAAGCGCCCATTAAAACTAAGTCCCCAGATCATCGGGGAGGAATAACAACATCTAAACCACAAGGGAAGAGTACGCAATGGAACGTGCAACCACACGCAACAAGGCTCGAATCATTGAGAGCCAACTACTGAACAAGATTGCATTACGAGGCGTCACTGACATTGCTGACGCTGTAGGCGTGGATAAGTCACAGATATCACGCTGGAAAGAAAGCTTCATTCCGAAGATATCAATGCTTCTGGCTGTATTGGAATGGGGGGTAGTCGATGACGAGATGGCAAGGCTGGCTAAGTCAGTGGCGTTGTTGCTCGCAAAACAGAAATCCCTACAGAAGGGCGGGGATTCCGAACAAATCACAATAAATTTTTGAGGTTAAAAATGATTTTAACACTAAGTAAAGCCGCACTTCTAAGTGCCATGATTTTTCAGGCTCATAAAGATATTCGCTACTACTTAAACGGGATCTGCTTTGCGCCTGATGGAAAGTTATACGCCACTGATGGACACCGTGCATTTATTGGTGAGCATGAAAATAAAGAACTTACTGAAACCATCATTGTGGCAATTAAGGGTCCTAAGGTGACTAAGTTTGAAAAGGCTGAGATTGACACTGATAGCGGCCTTGTAGCTTACCTTGACGAGAACGGAACACGCATAGGTGCTGGTATTTGTGAAGTGGTAGATGGTCGATTCCCTGACATTCAGCGGATTATTTCCAACTTCAAAAGCAAACCTACTGATGAGATAGGATTCAACGCTGGATATCTAGCTGATATTGAGAAAGCGGCAAAACTCTATAGCCCTAAATTCTGCGGCATAAAAATCAAACCAAATGGTAACACCGATGCTTCCATCGTAGAGCTTCATGGCGCCTTCGATAAAGGCACCGTCGTCATCATGCCAATGCGCATCTAATCATGAATATCCCAAATGAAAATGCCCCAACAGCACGAACTGTTAGGGCATCAATGCAAATTAACTGGATCAATTCACAGGAGTAATTATGAACGATAAGCCAATTTTCTTCAACTCGGAGATGGTTCAAGCCATTCTCAGTGGTCGCAAGACTCAGACGCGCCGGATTATCAACCTCCCGCTTATCGATAAGAACATGGGTTGTGAACTGGCTGGGAATGAATTATCCGGAGAGGTTAACGCGGGTGACTACATAAATTGCCCACTCGGCAAGCCCGGCGATCAGCTATGGGTTCGCGAGACATTTGCTCTTCTTGGTAACGAGGATGGTGTTTGTGTCGATTGGCAAGACAACATGGTCAAAGGTGATGAGCAAGCGGCCGCCCGCATATACAAGGCTAGCTGCGAACAAAAACATGGTGATTATGGGCTGTATTCAATCCCTGATTCAGCCTATTGGAAGCCTGACACCACAAACATGAAGTATGAGGGTACATGGCGTCCATCCATCCACATGCCGCGCTGGGCATCCCGCATTGATCTGCTAATCACTGGCGTTCGTGTTGAGCGGCTGCAGTCAATCACGCTCGGAGACATTTGCAAAGAGGTGGGGTGTGGGCTGTATGACTTCTTCCCTGCCACTGATGGTTTTCGCGTATGGACTGAGCTTTGGGACTCAATCTACGGACAGAAAGAGGGTGAGAACTGGCAGGCTAACCCATGGGTATGGGTAATTAATTTTGAGCGCATGGAGGCCAAATGAATACGGCGAAAATCTTATTATTTCCCGAGCAAATACAGGGGGAACTCAGGAGCAACAGGATGGAGAACCAGAAGCTTGGTTATGTCCCGTTGTACCGAAGCATCAAGAAGAAACCTTGGCACAAAGATGTTTTCCTGCGGACTCTCTGGGAGGACCTGTTATTGGGTGCTCAAAGAAAGCCCCGTACGGTTAATTTCAAAGGTCACCAATGGAATCTTCAAGCCGGTCAACTGGTCACGACAGCGGCTGATTTAGGGCTATCTCTGTGCGATAGAGAAGGTAAGCCAACAAGCCGTGATGCGGTGGGCAGGATGCTCTCCTTTTTCGTCAAAGAAGGGATGATTGCAACGGGTGGAGAGAAGCGAAAAGGGACGGTAATCACCATCCTAAATTACGCTGAATATGCCGAAAAAATAGACAATTTACCCGCACATAATGCCGCACTTAAACCCGCACATGGTGAAGCCAGTAACGGCGCGGCTTTAGAAGGTGGTGCCGCACATAACGCCGCACTTAAACCCGCACATCATGAACAAGAAGGTAATAACAATAATATAAAACCCTTTACGTCAGAGAATTCTAACGAATCCCCTGACACCCCACCTAAGAAGCTTCCTGTAGTTCGTCCTGATGCTGCAATCCAAAGCGGTAAAAATTGGGGGACTGCTGATGACCTTAGAGCGGCTGAGTGGATGTTCAGCGCCGTGCTGATGATTGCCCCCGATGCTAAGAAGCCGTCTTTTGCTGGCTGGGCCAATAGCATCCGGTTGATGCGTGAACGGGATGGCAGGAATCACCGAGATATGTGTGTGCTCTTCAAGTGGGCCACGCAGGATAGTTTCTGGTGTGGCAACGTGCTTTGCCCGTCAACGCTACGCGAGAAGTGGGACAAGCTGGACATCAAACGCAAGAAGCAGCAATCAGGCACCGCCACTGGTAAGCCTGTTATTGATTTTGATAACACTGACTGGATAAACGGGGTATCGGTATGAGAAATGTCGTCACAGCCATCCAGAACCGTGATGGTCAATCATTGCAGCAGATGTACGCCGCTGATAAGCCAAAGCAGCAGGTGCCAGAGCAGGCAGCGCAGATATTCAACGAGCTATTTCGCCAGTTGAAGGCTGCATTTCCAGCGCTGATGACCAGCATCAAAGACCAAAGCGACCTGAATGAGCTTCGCCGCCAGTGGGTTTTGGCATTTATCGAAAACGGAATTACCAGTATCGACCAAGTTAACGCCGGAATGAAGATCGCCCGTCAGCAGGCTACGCCGTTCCTCCCGTCACCTGGTCAATTCATTGCATGGTGCAAGAAAGGCGCATTGAAAGTAGCAGGGTTGCCTGATGCTGATGAGCTTTACGATATGGTGATGGACTATGCCAAGCGTCGTGACATGTTCAGCAGTGCCGAAGCGTTCCCCTGGCCCAGCAATCCGGCTTACTGGATGGTCACAAAGCTTTATTCACAGCAGCGAGTGCAGGGGCTATCTGAGCAGGACTTACGGAAACGGTGCGGTAAAGAGTTGGCTGACATGTCGAACCGCATTGAGGGTGGTGAGCCGATCCCCGCGCCGGTAGTGCAAATACCTAAACTTCACATACCGGTTAGTAACGAGAAGGCACTGGATCACATCGCTGAACTGCGCGCCAAGCTGAACATGACGAGGAAATCATGAACGCCTTAGGCGAATTCATAAAACATCAGATAGAGCAGCACGAACGCCACGAGCAATCCCTCCGCATTAAATTCCTAAGCCAGTTACCTGAAAATACCTTTCAAGCAATTTACGAAGAGTGCTTTGGCGCTGATGAGGACGTTGATTGCTCAGGTGCAAGGTACAACGGAATTTACTACAGCGAGTGGGATATCTATTTTGCATCACATGAGCGTGACAGTGACGCGGAAGTGCTGCTGTAAATCAATTCGAGGAAATCATGATGGAAAAGACAATCGAACAAGTGCAAGACGAAAACGAATATCTACGCAAGCGGATTAAAGAAATCGATCTGCTTTTCGGTAAAAATCTTTTAGCCATGCAAGCTGCTTGCATTGAGGCAGAGCATGGAAAGGGCGACAAGGTTGCCATGTCATGGATATTTAACACGCTACTTGGCCCTGGTGAATTTGCGCCTGACGAAGAGAAAGACGCTCAAGCTTACTTCGACCGTGAATTTAAAATTATCGATAAAGAACTCAGTGATGTTTACGACTGGTTCCATGAGCGCAGGAAGCGGGAAGAAGCAAAGGTGAAATTATGATGGACATAACTAAATCGCGGGAAGAGTCACGAAAACAATTTGAATACGAAGCTGGTAAAGCCATGAAAGAATTAGATAGTTTCACTGTAGAGAGACTGGAAGAGTTAGGTACTGGTGCAATGTTTTTTACAGGCGATGAAGTAGCAGCCTTAGCCCGAATCGCTTTAGCTGCAAAGAGGGCTGAGCCTGTAATAAATATCAAGTTTAAGGATGGCTGGCCAATTCCTGAATCTGGCGGGGTTGTTAATAGCGGCAACAAGCTGGCAGATGGATATCACGATTTCTACACCACCCCACAGTTGAACTCTCCGGAGATACCGGATGGTTGGAAACTGGTTCCGATTGAGCCGACACGCCAAATGATGTCGCAAGGGCATTTTGCTATGGGCGGAACTGATAGAGGTAAATTTATGCGCATATATCAAGCTATGCTAGCCGCCGCACCGGAGAAGCCACTATGACCGATTATCTGAATGTAGGCTTAGCTGTCGCAGGTTACCTGTACATCATGTTTAAAACAGGCGAGTGGCTGGCTAGCATCATCTGGAAGCAATGGGATAAGCGCAAGAAAGAAGAGCGAAAGCAGAAAGCCATTAACGAGCTGTACGACGCTTTCAATCTTGGTGAATTAACTGATAGCGACACGCTAAAAGCAGTAACCAAAAACGGCTTAACCATCATGATGTTTCGGAAGTGACCAATGCAAATCGAAATGGTCAAGAATGCCGGTGGCGTTTTTGTTCCAGCGTTCGATCATGACTTACCCAGGTTAACCAAGTTCAAAAACGGCGAGATGTACACCGCCGACATTAAGCTAACTCGAAATCCTGCCTTCCATCGAAAGATGTTTTCCTTCTTCAACTTCTGCTTTGCTCACTGGTCTGCTGATAAAACGGCTCTGGCCAACGCAGATGAATCAACTCAATTTGACCGATTCAGAAAGGACTTAACCATTCTGGCGGGATTCTATGAGCAAACGGTAAGGCTAAATGGTGACATCAGGACGGAGGCAAAGAGCTTGGCTTACGCGAACATGGAGCCTGATGAGTTCGAACGCTGCTACAACGCAATGGTTAACGCCGCAATAAAACACCTGTTCGGGCGCACGACTGACCAGAACATTATCAATCAACTTTATAGCTACTTCTAAACCCCAATCCCCGCCAGCGAAATACCCAAATATGCGTTTTGCTGCGCGCCAAATTCGACAGAGTAAGGAGAACGCGATGAAAGACTATTCAGCAATGAGTGATTTTGAGATTAACAAGGCAGTGGCGTTCCACATCGGTCTGTGCACTGTAATCGATGCTGAGAACGGTGATTATAAACCTTGCAATTACCCCGCCGATGCATGGCCCATCATGCTTGAGCATGGTATTGGCATTGATTATGACGGCATCTCATGGACTGCCAGTGATTGGCGCGAAAATAAATATAGCGACTGGCGCAATCATCCAGAGAGTCCGCTACGGCTGGCAATGATTGTATTCCTGATGATGAAAGAGAGGGGAAGCAGCCATGCCTGAACTCCCCCAATCAATATGCGCATTCTGTCTGGCCCCGCTAAAGCCAGATGAAGTTTATTCGTGCGACCAATGCGCCCGCGAAAACGCGAGCATAGAGATGCTGGAGGAAGATGATGAGTAGCTTTCGAGATTTAGTTAAGAAATTACAGGATGACTCCCGCACTACGGTTGATCTGATTGCCTTCAAAAAAGACAGGACAAACCAGACATCAGAAAGCCGGTATTTCGTTAAACACTCAGCGAAAACCATTTTAGAGCAAGAAATGGTTATTCACGGCGACACTTTCGGCTACAAGGCTGAAGCGGTAGTTACTGAATTCCCTTACATGGAAACCGAGAGGGCTGCAGCGCTAAAGCTTGCTGATTGGCTAAAGAGAATGGGGCTGGCAATTGAGGCCCACTACAGCGAACCAGAGGAGGCCGGGAATGATAGCCAAAATCCCAAAGCACCGGAATTGTAAAGTATGCAATGTGAGGTTCAAGCCAGCAACGTTCTATGAGTGGTGGTGCAATGAGGAACATAGAGAGGAATACATACAGCAGTTAGCGCTAAAAGCTCGTCAAAACACGATACAGAAAGCAGAACAGCGACGGCGAGAGGAAACCCAAGCCGAAAGACGTAGCATCAAGATCCGCAAGTTAGCAGTAAAACCCCTCAGTTACTTCGCCAAACAAGCCCAGCAAGCTTTTAATGAATACATCCGTACTCGTGACGCGGGAGACGCTTGCGTTAGCTGTGGGCGGTTCCATGAGGGCCAATATCACGCGGGGCATTACCTAACAGTAGGAGCAAACCCAGAATTACGGTTCAACGAAGATAATTGCCATCGCCAGTGCGCCCCCTGCAATAACCACCTGTCTGGAAACATTGAAAAATACACGCCCAACCTGATAGCGAAAATCGGGCAGGTTCGTTTCGATATTTTGATGGGGCCGCATGAAATGACGAACTACCGGCGTGATGACTATATCCGAATCCGGGATGAGTACCGGGCAAAAAACAAAGCACTTAAAAAACTTCGAGAGGCTGCATAAATGCGTGACATTCAACTTGTTCTTGAACGCTGGGGTGCATGGGTGGCTGATAATAGAGAAGATGTCTATTGGCCCCCAATCGCAGCCGGATTTTCTGGACTGATACCATCAAAAGTAAAAAGCCGAACTCAATGTTGTGACGAGGATGGGCTAATTATTTCGGGCATTATGGCTGGATTAAACAGTAAGCATCCAGTCGTTCATAGCTTGTTGTTTGATTATTACGTATTTGGCAAAACATTTATGCAGCTATCGAAAGAGCATCACTGCTCTGATACTCACATTGGCAAAAAGCTACAGAACGCCGAAGGGGTTATTGACGGCTACCTGATGGCATTAGAAGTAAAGCTCGAAATGGATAAACAAGTCAGGCGGGAGTTAGCAGCTTGACGATTGACGGTATTCGGGGCTATATTTCCTGTACACCTGCAAAATCAGGTGTCGGGATTTGCACCCTGGATATCACAACAACGCATAGCCGCGTTTGCGGTTTTTTTATGCGTAACGTATGACTACATCAGAACAATGGTGGGGCGTACGGGGGAGCTGAAAGGCTCGCCGGGTGTTGTTGTGACCGGTAGTGCAAACCTCGTACGTCTCACCACCCAATGATTTGCACCAGACGGTGGTGATCATCCTATATGTAGGAGAATCACAACTATGAATACTCAATTATCCTTTCGCAACACTCAATTCGATATTGCCAATCACTCTGGACAAATCTGGTTACGTGGGACTGAAATTGCCAAAGCGCTTGGCATGGAAAAATCAGATGCAGTAAGCCAGATATACAATCGAAATTCCGACGAATTTACAGAAGCCATGACCTTGACCCTCAAATTGAGTGTAAAGGGGTTTGGTAACGGAAAGTCAGCAAAAGACGTTAGAGTTTTCTCCCTGCGCGGCGCTCATTTGATCGCCATGTTTGCCCGTACTGAAATAGCCAAAGAATTCCGCAAATGGGTGCTCGACATTTTGGACAAAGAAGTCGGTAACACCCCACCCGTAATAACACCCGTCACCAAAGTTCCAGCAGAATTAAAATCTCGTTATCGTGTGCGCGTTATTATTTATGATGAAATGTTTGGTAATTGCCTTGAGCTTATAGGGAAAGCGGACACATTTAGAACAATAGCAAGTGGAATAGCTACGGACTTAGGATTTAAGCCGACTGGCTTTGTCGCTGTGCAAATGGATAGCAGCAAGTTCAAGCGAATTTATTGAAATCTTATTGTGAAATATTCTTTACGATCGTAAAAAACTGAATATCATGATAAGAGTGGTTAGTTCGTCACGTAGCTTACACCATTAAAAAAGGCCTCGTATATCGCGGGGCTTTTTCGTTTCTACATTCGCATGGGTACTGAAAGAACCTGAATCTTGCCATCCTCCGAGGTCTGGACGAGGCAGTACCCAGCCGAATGTGGTGAATGCGCAGGCTGATGCGTATCGGAAGATAGATAGCTCAGTGTGGCAAGCACAACGGTCTAGGTGGAGATACCTTAGCTTGCAGCGCGTCTCCACTAAGGGCTAACGCTGGGATTGTTGGCGCCAGCCACCACATACCAACTTTTAAGGCTGCCAATTTGGTGGCCTTTTTGCATATAACATCACGGCAATTAAAATTCAGAGGTGATAAGCATGTATATCCCAAATCGTTCCTACTTGGAGAGTGGAATGCAGATCACCTATGAAGATATACAGCGCCAGAGGGCAAAGTTAGATCAGCAATATGAAGACCGTAGAACGAAGCTTCAACAAGATGCTTATAAGTTAGCGGAAGAATATAAGGAATCACTTTCCTTGCCCAAAGAAACGTGGGTTGATTCAAGCGGCACAGATAGACCGTATGTGATGTTGGGTACGATAAATGATAAAGGACTATTCCAGAGAGCATCTTTGTCATCTATCAGGCTTGATGAGAATTACGCGCTTAATTTTAAGATTGCTACAATAGTTGATGACTCAAAGATTAGTGGTGGATCTCAATATCTGATATCGATATCCATGCAATATAATGATGGGCGATTGTGCGTCGTCGTTGGAAAGGGTGACACGGTAATTATTGTTTCAAGTCCAGACCAGACATCTGCCTTTCATGAGGTTTGCGCGGCAATTAAGCAGCTAATAATGATTGGCTTCACTGATAGCCGACTAGGTTAATAACCCAACAAAATTTTTTAAGGCTCACTTCGGTGGGCCTTTTTTATTTAGCCCTCCGCCTACACCAATCAACCGCAAACACCCTCTAGCGAAAAGTGGAAACGGCGGTGGGCTATTCCCCAAACAGCAAATACACGCCCAGGCCAACTGGCAGGGGGAGACTATGAGAATGGATAAATATTCAAGCGGCTCTTCTTACGGCTGGGGGGCATTCACTGTGATGCTGGGTTCACTGTCGCTCAATGAGTGGGCTATCGTCGTCGGCATAGCATGTACAGTCGGTACGTTCACTATTAACTGGCATTACAAGCGTAAAGAGTTTCAGTTGCGGGAGAAGGCTAATGAGTCCAGCTCTTCGTAAGAAAATACTTGCAGCACATGGAGATGAGTGATGGCGACAATAAAACGCATTGCCTCCGGATCTGCTTGTGCTGTTGCAGTCATCATCGCGATTGTTATTTCTGCGGGCAACGTAAGAACTAGCGAACGAGGACTTGAGCTGATCGGCAATGCTGAATCATGCCGCCGCGACCCGTATGTGTGTCCTGCCGGGGTACTAACTGATGGCGTTGGCAACACTCACGGTGTCACACCTGGCACACGAAAGACTGATGCACAAATTGCCGCAGATTGGGAAAAGAACATTCTTGATGCTGAACGCTGCGTCATTCGCTATGCAAATGGCAATAAATTACCGCCCAGCGCTTTTGATGCTGCTACGTCAATCAGCTTTAACGCCGGTTGCTCATTGATGCAGAAATCCACAATGTTCAAGTATTTTCGCGCTGGTAACGTGACAGCGGCCTGTGAACAGTTCCCGCGCTGGGTATATGGCGGCGGTAAGAAATTGCCGGGGCTGGTGACTCGCCGCGAGAAGGAGAAGGCGCTATGCCTGGAAAGTTAACTACTGCCCTCATCGCTGTAATAGCCGCCCTGCTTGTTGGTGTGACTTATTATCAGAACGAGGCGGCAAAACTTCGGCGTGATGTAGTAGAAATAGCATCAGTGGCTAATCAGCAGAAGAAAGACCTTCAGCTAATCGAAGCCCAGCGCCAAGCCGTAGCCGCTATTGATATCAAAACCACCAAGGAATTAGCAGATGCCAAGTCTGAAAATGAGCGCCTTCGTGCTGATATCGCTAATGGCACTAAGCGGTTGCAGCTCAACGCCACATGTTCAAAACCAGTGCCCAAAACCACCGGCCCCGCCAGCGTCCCTGATGATGCCAGCGCCCGACTTACTGACACCGCTGAACGGGATTATATCAGTCTCCGCGAGCGCATCGGAATTGCCACAACCCAAATAGAAGGCTTGCAGGCCTATATCAATAACGTGTGCCTGATGCCTCGGCCGGAGAGTAGAAATGGGTCTTAATTTACCCGGAACGGGAACATTCATTGTCCTTGGTTGCATCTGCGCCGTTGCTGGCTGGGGAGTGATTGAGTTCATTCTGTGGCTGTTTAGTTTCATTCACATCAGCATCGCTTAAAATAAACAGACAAGATAAGTAAACCCACTAGTAATCACCTAAGCCACTGGATTAATAACCCGGTGGCTTTTTCATTGTAAAAATAAGGAATCACAATGTTTAAATACGAATTAGGCCAACCAGTCAGCGTTTCAATCAGCGGCGAGCAAGGCCACATCAAAGGCCGCGCTGAGTATTCGCAACTTAACAACAGCTATTACATTCACTACAAGGCTGCTGATGGCCGCGCAGTAGATTCTTGGTTTGATGAAAGTGAAATTTCACCTGTAGAAGTCTAAGCATTGCAGCAGCCATTCAATGAGTGGCTGTGACAATGCACGATAAGCAATGCTACCGCCTGTTTCCCACCGCTCACCTTGAGCATTAACGGGCTGGTGGCATTTTATTTAATTCTGAAATCGATGAGTGGCCAACGAGAAAAACAGCATAAACACGCTGTATTGATATCGAGTGGTCTTTAAAATTCACGGGGTTTAACCCTAAATCCAAAATTCATCTAGCAGGAAATTCTAAATGAAGACCATTGAGATTAAAGTCAACGTTGATACAGCCCCGATTGATAGCTTGATTGCTAGGCTGGAGCGAGCTGTTGAATTACAGAAGCAGTTAAGCCACCAGTCAGGGGAGGACCCTGCTGCTCTGTCAAAGGCTTTGCGTTCAGCAGAGGAAAACATCAGTCTACTCAACAACCGTGACTCATTCATCAGGTAAGCCATGAAAGAGCCAAGGGTATACGGTAGCCGATGGGCTAAAGCTCGGGCGGCTTTCCTGCGTGACAATCCCCTGTGTGTGATGTGCAAGCAACAGGGACGGATAGAAGCCGCAACAGTTGTTGACCACATCGAACCGCACAAGCTGAAAGAAGCCTTGATGTCCGGTAACACAGTACAGATAGCTAAGGCTCAGAAGCTATTCTGGGACAGAAAGAACTGGCAAGCCATCTGCACCCCACACCACGACTCAACTAAACAGCGCATGGAGAAAAGCGGTGTTGTAATCGGCTGTGATGATAGTGGCATACCCACAGATCCCAACTCGCATTGGAACAAACCATAAAAATCACCCATTAATGCAAATGAGAATCATTACTATATGAATGATGAGAATGAATCTCAATGTCACAAATAAGAATGATTCTCAATATGGGGGGGGTGAAAAGTTCGGAAGGGTGACATCAAAAGACCGCTCCCAACCCTTTTATTTAACACTAACCCGATTTTTTCAGTTTTATTAGGTAATTGAAATGGCAGAAAAACGAACCCGCTCGGACAGTTCTACCGCGGCGATTCAGGCCATGAAAAATGCCAGTGAGGATACTATTCCTCCACCGGCGCATGCTGGTCTGGAGAAAAAAGCCGAACCTTTTTGGCACGATAATATTCGCTCGAAAGCCCTCGACAGTTGGACGCCCGCCGATCTTCTCGCTGCTGCTGAATTGGCGAACAATCAGGTTTACGCGATTGAACTCCGCAAGGTGTTGAGGCGTGAAGAGCGCAAGCGCGGCGAAGAACGCGAAGAGGGCTTGATAAAGGGATACCGCAAAGAAATTATTGAATTGCAGCGAACTATTTTGGCTCAGCGCCGCGATCTGCAAATTCATTCTCATGCGACCAATGGGGAAAGCCGCGACCAAAAAAACCGCAATAAAAATGATGCAGATGCCCGAAAAACCCGGGGGAATATTGAAGGTGACGGCGATAACTTGCTCGCATTTCCAAAACACGGATAGGAGGCAGCATGACGCGAGGCGAACGCGTAATAGCGTTCATTGAACGTTATTGCATAGTGCCTGAAGGTAAGTTGATCGGTCAGCCGATGAAATTGGATACGTTTCAGATTGAGTTCCTGCTTGCCATCTACGATAACCCTCAAGGCACAGATAAAGCCTATCTGAGTATTGCGCGAAAGAATGGCAAGACAGGGCTGATTGCCGGTATCTTGTTGGCTCACCTCGTAGGGCCAGAAGCGGAACAAAACTCACAGATTGTCAGTGGTGCGATGAGTCGCGAACAGGCATCCATTGTTTTTGAGCTGGCGGTGAAAATGATAGGGCTTAACCCAGCCCTACAAGAAATCACTCATGTTATCCCCAGCAGCAAGCAGATCATCGGCATCGTTTGTAATGTCCGCTATAAAGCGCTGGCAGCAGAAGGGAAAACATCTCATGGACTGTCACCTATTTTAGCCATTCTCGATGAAGTTGGGCAGATTGTCGGCCCACAGGATGCGTTCATTGATGCCATAGTAACGGCGCAGGGGGCGCATGAAGATCCGTTGCTGATTGCGATAAGCACGCAGGCTTCGAATGATGCTGACCTGTTCAGTATCTGGCTGGATGACGCGAAGAACTCTAAAGATCCACACATTGTCTCGCATGTCTATGAGGCTCATAAAGACGCGGATATCTCTGATCCAAAAACGTGGAAATCGGCTAATCCTGCGCTGGGTACATTCCGATCGCTAAAAGATATGAAACGTCTGGCTGAAATGGCCGCACGAATGCCCAGCTCTGAGAATACCTTCCGCAACCTTAACCTGAATCAGCGGGTTTCTACGGTATCACCGTTTATCTCTCGTAGCGTTTGGGAGTCCTGCGGCGCTAAACCGCAGCCAATTACTGGCGTGTGTTATGCCGGATTGGATATGTCAGAAAGTAAGGACTTAACTGCGTTGGTGATCATCGGGCAATCAGACGATGGCATATGGAACGTACACCCCTATTTCTGGACACCAAAACAAACGTTACTTGATCGGGCTAAAAAGGACCGGGTGCCTTATGACGTTTGGGTCAAACAGGGCTGGCTTAGAACAACGCCTGGCTCATTCGTGGATTATGACTTTGTGGTTAAAGATATTGCGCAAATTATCAGTGACTTTGACATTAGCGCGATTGCATTTGACCGCTGGCGTATTGAAATCCTTAAAAAAGCGGCTGACCTTATCGGTCTGACGTTGCCATTAGTGCAATTCGGGCAGGGGTTTAAAGATATGGCCCCCGCACTGGATACGCTCGAAGCCGCTTTATTGAATGGAAAAATGCGCCACGGTATGCACCCGGTGCTGACGATGTGCGCCGGTAATGCGGTGGTAGTCAAAGATGCCGCCTCTAACCGAAAGATAGACAAGTCGAAAGCAACAGGCCGCATGGATGGCATGGTGGCACTCGCGATGGCAACCGGTGCAGCTGGTGGGGATGTGGCTGAAGATAATGGCGACATTGATGATTTTCTTAACAGACCGTTGAGCATGTGATGGCAGATAAAACTAATTACAGTATTGACCTACGAACCAACAATGGTTGGTGGGCGCGTGCTCAGTCGTGGTTTGTCGGCGGGCGTCTGGTTACGCCGGATCAGGGATCACAAATAGGGCCAGTATCAGCGGGTGGTTCTGTAGGCGACTCTGTTATCACCGATGAACGGGTGCTGCAAATCTCAACCGCATGGCGTTGTGTCAACCTGATATCGTCTTTGACCGCTTGCCTTCCACTGGATGTTTTCGAAACAGACAATAGTGGCAATAGAGGTAAAGTGGGGCTGGATAATCCTCTGGCCCGCCTGCTCCGATATTCCCCCAACCAGTACATGACCGCTCAGGAATTCCGTGAGTCCATGACCATGCAACTCTGCTTTTATGGTAATGCGTATGCACTGATTGAGCGAAATAGCGTAGGGGACATCATCAGCCTGATGCCACTGAATGCGGTGAATATGGATGTCAAACTGGTTGGAAAACGGATTGTGTACCGCTACAGGCGTGACAGCGAATATGCAGATTTCGCCCAGAAAGAAATCTTTCACCTTAAAGGCTTTGGTTTTAACGGGCTGGTGGGGATGTCTCCGATTGCCTTCGCGACCAAAACTGCCGGCGTTGCGGTGGCCATGGAAGACCAACAACGGGAGTTCTACGCGAACGGGGCCAAATCACCGAAAATCCTCTCAACAGGCGAACGTATTTTAAGCGCCGCACAACGGGCGCAAACGGAAGAAAACTTCAAAGAGATAGCAGGTGGGCCGGTTAAAAAACGGCTCTGGATACTTGAAGCCGGTTTTCAGGCTCATGATATTGGTGTCAGCCCGCAAGATGCTGAGACGATGGCCTCGCGTAAGTTTCAGGTCAGTGAGATTGCTCGCTTCTTTGGCGTTCCACCCCATTTGGTGGGTGATGTTGAGAAATCAACCAGTTGGGGAACCGGCATTGAGCAGCAAAATCTCGGTTTTCTCCAATATACCCTGTCTCCGTATTTAACCCGATGGGAGCAATCTATTTGGCGTTGGATCGTGAATCCTGCCGATATTGCTAAATTCCATGCAGAACACAATCTTGATGGGCTGCTGCGCGGTGATTCAGCCGCTCGCGCTACGTTTATGACCACACTGGTCAACAGTGGGCAGCGAACGGTGAACGAAATGCGGCGACTCGATAATTTACCGCCACTGGAGGGGGGCGATGTTGCCACCCGGCAATCTCAAAATATACCCATCACCGACTTAGCCAATTAAAGCCTCGCCAAAAGCGGGGCTTAGTTATTTATAGGGGCTGCCAATGTTAGGCATACAAAAAACGCTCGCCTTTGATCAGGCGGAAATCAAATTTAGTGGCGATGGTACTCAGGGCATTTTTGAGGGCTACGCCTCGGTATTCAACAACACTGATTCAGACGGCGACATCATTTTACCGGGAGCCTTTAAAAACGTGCTGGCTGGTCAGTCTCGCAAGGTTGCGATGTTTTACAACCACCGGACATGGGAACTGCCAGTAGGTAAATGGGAGCAGCTTGAAGAGGACAGTAAAGGGCTACTGGTGCGCGGTCAGCTGACGCCGGGCCACAGTGGAGCAGAAGACCTCAAAGCCGCCATGAAGCACGGCACGGTCGAGGGTATGTCTGTCGGTTTTAGTGCGTCAAAAGACGATTACAGCATCGGCACATCCGGCCGCATTTTTAAGAATGTTACCGCGTTGCGCGAAATCAGTATTTGCACATTTCCCGCTAACGAGTTGGCTGGGGTGTCATCCCTGAAAAGCCTTGAAGGTGTGGAAAGTATCAGGGATGCGGAACACTGGCTGAGGGATTCAGTTGGGCTTTCCAAATCAGAGGCACAGGGCTTCATTGCCCGTATTAAGTCCGCAGTTCGGAGTGAGTCCGAAGGCGCTGACAAAGATATCTCCGCGCTTGTCGAGCGCATCAAATCTTTCCCACTCCAATTAGGAAAACAATATGACCGAATTAGCTGAAATTCAGAAAGCGATTGAAGATTCTCACAAAAACGTTTCAGAACTCTTCGCCGCTCAAAAGCAGGAAATTGAATCCACTGGCAAGGTATCCAAGCAACTGCAAGATGATTTAATCAAAGTACAGGATGAGCTAAAAAAATCCGGTACCCGCCTGTTTGATCTGGAACAGAAGTTATCCGCAGGGCCAGAAAATCCGGGCGAGACAAAATCATTTGCTGAACGAGCATCAGAAGATCTGGTGAAATCGTGGAACGGCAGCAAGGGCAGCTTTGACGCCAAAACGTTCAACAAGTCTCTGGGTAGTTCTGCCGCCTCAGCCGGTGCGCTGATCCAGCCAATGCAGGTGCCGGGTATTATTATGCCGGGACTGCGTCGCCTGGTTATCCGTGATCTGCTGGCTCAGGGCCGCATTTCCAGTAACTCACTGGAATATGTGCGTGAAGAAGTGTTCACCAATAACGCTGCACCAGTGGCTGAGAAAGCACTGAAACCCGAGTCTGATATTACTTTCAGCAAACAGACTGCCAACGTTAAAACCGTGGCGCACTGGATTCAGGCATCCCGTCAGGTGATGGACGATGCACCTATGCTGCAATCCTATGTGAATGACCGCCTGATGTATGGGCTGGCACTCAAAGAGGAATACCAGCTACTGAATGGTGATGGTACTGGCGATAATCTGGAGGGCATCAACAACGTAGCCACCGACTACGACACGACCTTGAACGTGACCGGTGACACCCGTGCTGACCTGATTGCTCACGCTATTTTCCAAGTGACTGAATCAGAATTTAGCGCCTCAGGTATCATTCTGAACCCGCGTGACTGGCATGGAATTGCATTGCTGAAAGATAACGAAGGTCGTTATATCTTCGGCGGGCCACAGGCGTTCACCAGCAACGTGATGTGGGGTTTGCCGGTTATTCCAACCCGCGCACAGGATCAGGGCACCTTTACCGTGGGCGGTTTTGATATGGCGTCTCAAGTGTGGGATCGCATGGATGCCAGCATTGAAGTCAGCCGCGAAGACCGCGATAACTTCGTTAAAAATATGCTAACGATCCTGTGTGAAGAGCGCCTGGCGCTGGCACATTACCGGCCAACTGCACTGATTAAAGGTGCTTTTGAGTCTGTGGTCGCAGGTAAATCCAGCAAATAACCGGGGAGGGGGCGGACCAGCCGCCCTGATTAGCAATGGACATAAAAGTCACTGACGCCGTGCCCATTGATGAGCTGCGCGAGCACATAGAGTTTGATGGGACTGACCGCGACACGCTGATCACCCGCTACGCTCAGGGAGCACTGGATTACTGCCTTAAATGGTGTGATGAACCGGCATGGACAAATGCTGACGATATTCCCGCACCAGTGATTAATGCCATGCTGCTTGTTTTTGCAGACCAGTTCGAACATCGACTTTCTCAGACCGAAGTGCAGTTGTACGCCAATGCGAGCGCAGAAAACCTGATGTGGCTTTATCGTAACTGGAGTAATAAGACGAAAGGGGAACCCTGATGGAACCTGGACGATTCAGGCATCGAATAACACTTCAAGTGTTCAGGGAAATTGGTCGTTTAGACTCGGGACAGCCAGATCAGCAATGGGTTGATATTGCAACCGTATCCGCCGAAGTCAAAGCCATTTCAGGTCGAGAGTTAATAGCCTCAGGTGCTGAATTGTCGGAGGCAACCGTCAGGATTTGGATGCGTTACAGATCTGATGTTGATACGGCGGCTCGCATTCTTTTCCGTGGTGACATTCATGAGATTCAGGCTGCATTACCTGATGTCCGACTTACCCGTTTAGAGTTGTTGTGTAAGCAAGGGGTGAAAACGTGATTGATACGCATCTCGACTTCTCCGGCATGCTGGATCTGGATAAAGAACTGGCATTACTCGGTAAGGCTGAAAGCCGTGGCGTACTGCGGCAGGCCGTCCGTGCGGGAGCCGCTGTTATTCAGGTCGAAGCACAAAACCGCGCGCCAGAACGTACCGGGAAGTTAAAGCGCAATATCATTATTGCCAACGGCAAAGGGAGCGCGACCGAAGCAACGGCCGGTATTCGGGTCAAGGGGGCCAACCCATCGGGGACCAACAGCGACAGCACTAAGAAGGCGATCAGTAAGAGCAATTCATTTTACTGGCGCTTTATTGAGATTGGTACGTCAAAGTTCCCTGCCGTTCCTTTCATCCGCCCGGCATTTGATTCCAAAGCAGACGCTGCTGCACAGGCTGCGATTGTCCGGGCAATTCAGGCCATTGACGAGGTATTATCAAAATGACCGAGGCTGATGTTTACCCCCTGCTCAAGCATTTGACTGGTGGGCAGGTATATCCCTATGTTGCCCCTCAAAAACCTGATGGCAGTGGCCCGGCAATATCCCCGCCGTGGGTGGTTTTCATTCTACCAGCCAGCCTGACTGGTGATGTTCTTGATGGACAAGCCGCCACAGCATCGATGCTTCAGATTGATGTCTATGCCAGAACCATTGATGAAGCCCGCGCCATTCGCTGTGAGGTGAGAACGCTTATTAAGTCACTTTCACCGATACAGATGAATGAGATCACTAACTTCGAGCCGGACACGTCCCTTTTTCGCGCCATGCTTGAAGTTCAGGTGTGGGAATAACCCCAAAAAAATCAATCAACCACCTCCGGGTGGTTTTTTATGTCTGGAGAAAGTATGACTAGTATTTATGAAAAAACGCAGGGTACAAAAATTTACGTTTCTTCCGGTGTTACTACGCAACCAAATCCCACGAATGCAATATGGTTATCAGCTGCTTGTGCCACTAAAGAGATTAGCTTTACTGGCGGGCAAAAGGCAGATATCGATGTCACTACACTATGTTCTGAAGAGCAAGAAGTAACGAACGGACTGCCCGCGCCGTCAGAAATGACAATATCACGCAACTGGAGTCCGAACGAAGAAGCGCAGTATTCATTGAACGAAGCTTACGACACAGACACATTACGCTCGATAAAAGTTATTTTTCCGAGCGGCAATGGCTACGCTTATCTTGCTGAGGTACGTCAGAATAGTTGGAGTGCAGGCACCTCTGGCGTGGTCTCTGCATCATTCACACTGCGGATCAAGGGCAAGCCAGTTCGTATCGCCGCGACTGATGTTCCCGTTACCAGCGTCACGTTAAGTAAATCGACTGCCGCCATTGATGTTGGTGATACAGGCGTATTAATCCCGACATTTTTACCGGCTAACGCAACAAATAAAACCGGTACCTTTAGTTCGTCAGCACCTGCAATTGTGAGTGTTGACCCAGTAACCGGACAGTATGAAGGGCTGGATGCTGGTGTTGCGATTGTCACGTTTACTGCAGCTGATGGCGACTTTACTGCAACGTGTGATTTCACTGTTACCGAGGCTGCATAGTTATGACTAAAAAGGACTTGCGTTCAATAGCGACAGCCCCACTTGCGGGCTTTCGGCATGAAACTGTAACTGTCGCGGAGTGGGGGGGGGTTGTTGTCATGCTTCGCGAGCCCTCCGCCCCGGCGTGGATGCGCTCTATTTCTCACATTAAAACGGAGGAGGAACCAGGGGATGTATCTGACATTGAAACTAGAATCACAAGCAATACAATGGCTGACGTGGTGCTGTTTGTTGATGTCCTGCTCGACGAGGCTGGTGTTCGGGTATTCAGTGACAAAGATGCAGATACACTCATTTGTAGTTATGGCCCTGTTCACTCCCGCTTACTGCGCCAGGCACTGGCATTAAGCAAGGATGACATAGAGGATGCGGAAAAAAAGTAAAATCGCCGGGTATGGCCTTTTTGATGGCGCTCGCGCTTAGACTAGGCCGAACTCTTCACGAGCTACAAGTAACAATGACGGCGAGTGAACTGGCGATGTGGATCGAGTACGATGCTATTAGCCCCATTAGTGATCGGCGGGGTGATTTTCACGCAGCACAGATATCCAGCGCAATTTATCAGGCGCACGGTAATAAAGTCAGCATGGAAGAGATGTTATTGCAATGGCAGGAAACCGAGCCAGGAGAGGATACTCAGGGGCTGGAAATGTTCTTTGAGTCTCTTATGGGGTAATTATAGGTTGTTTTTGGGGAGGGAATCCCTGCTATGATGTATGTACTTATGTTTGCTGAGAGCGGATAGTTGAAAATTTTTTCGGTATTAACACTACTCGTATTTATTGTTTCTTGCTTTTTCCTTATTAGGGAACCTGCTTCATTATTTTGGGTTATACCTTTATCTTTAATGAGTTATGCTTATGGAGAGAAGCTGGGTAAGTTAATCCCACCAATATTAACCATTACAATATGTATTACTTCTCTATTTTGGGTTAATTCAAAAACTCCCATATGGGGTGAACTTTATAAAGATAAAGTTAGTATTGAGGAGCATGAAAAAAACGCTCAAAGGAAAACAGTTAACTTAATAGTTGCCGGGCAAAATGCGGTCAAAGCAAAACTGAAAGATCCATCATCAGCAAAGTTCATAAATGATTTTACAAACGAACACAAAAACTCTGATTATTACTGTGGATTAATTCAGTCAAAAAACAGCTTTGGCGCTTATACCGGCGCACAGAAATTTGTTTCAACTGGGATTCCATCAGGAACATTTTTACAAGAAGAAGTAAGTGATTTTAATACTGTATGGGATAAATTCTGTCGGTAATGCACCTAACTCTATATTAGCCCGTTTCGACGGGTTTTTTTATGCCCGGAGAAAAGTAAATGGCTACTTTACGTGAGTTAATTATAAAAATCTCGGCTAACTCAACCGCATATCAGAGTGAAATGGCCCGAGCCTCACGAATGGGGGCTGAGTATTACAAAACTATGGAGGGTGGCTCACGCAAAGCAGAAGCTGCTACACGCCAAAGCAGGCAGGCATTAAGTGAATTAAATAGCGAACTGGTAACAGTTAAAGAGTCCGCTAGCGGGATGATCAGCATGTTTGCTGGAGCCTTCGCCGTTAGCAGCCTGATCAGTACCGCAGATCAGTACGGGCAATTATCATCACGCATTAAAATAGCAACCGGCTCACAAGAAGAATATAACAATGTTCAGCAGCGACTGATGGAGATCAGCGACAGGACATATAAAAGTATTGAAGAGCAATCAGAGCTGTATATCCGCACATCAAATTCAATGAAAGAGTTGGGGTTTTCAACGGAAGGTACCCTTGATTTCATTGATTCAATATCTAGCTCGTTAACGACTAATGCTGCAAGCGCAGAAAAAGGGCAAAGCGCAATTGATGCCCTATCAAAATCAATGGTTAAAGGCACGGTATCTGGCGTTCAGTGGAACACAATTATGGCCGTTATGCCGACAATTGCTGGTGACATAGCGCGATATCTTGGCATTACGGAAATAGAAGTTAAAAAGCTAGCAACAAGCAGCAAACTATCAATGGATACGTTCGCTAAAGCCACTATTGCTGCAAAAAATCGCAACGCTGAACTTGCAGAGGCTATGCCGACATCGGTCGGTGATGCAATTACTAAATTGTCGAATCACTGGAAGAGATACATCGGCGATACCAATACAGCCATGGGTGTGACTGCATCAATGTCGGGCATTATTTCACGTGCGGCGAACAATATTGATGTGCTTGCCATTGCTGGCGCCGCCGTTGTCGGCGTTGGGATGGCGCGCTATTTTGGCGGCATGGCAAGCAGCTTGACAAGCACAACAAAGACATTCATCACTGCGACTCAGTCACAGTTGGCATTGGCTGTTGCTCAGCGCGAAGGAATTCAGGCTTCACTTGTCCAAATTCGAACCGAAAGAGAGTCTGCTGTCGTTGCCCAACAATCACTTGTCGCACAGCTTCAGTTAGCGCAAACAGAGAAAACCCGCGCTGCCATTCGCGCTCAATTAGCAGTCAACTCTGCCGCTGTTGTCGCCGCAACTCGTGCCGAAATCGCTGCAACTGATGCTCTTGCCGCCGCCAAAAGCAGGCTGAGTATTGCGGCCGGGTTGGCGAGTAAAGCGCTCGCGCTGGTGGGTGGGCCGGTGGGTGCGGCAATGATTGCTGCCGGAGCTTTATTTTATTTTTACGAGAAGTCAGAGCAAGCAAAGCGGTCAGCAACAGAGCTAGCGGGCGGAGTTGGCGGGCTTATCGATAAAATGCGGGAAATGGGAAATGTTCAATTAGCAGCCGAACTCGGCAAGCTGAATAACTCATTGCCAGCACTTTCTTCTGTTGTCGCTGATGCTCAAAAAAACTACGACAAAGCGACCAGGGCGATTGAGCGAAATCGCCGCCAAATATATCACTGGGGTGAAGATTCAGTGTTTGGTAAGCGAGCCGCTGAAGAATTGAATATTTCACTAAACAATCAGGCGATAGCACTCAAAGATCTGTCCGACGCACAGGACAGCAAAAGTCGAGCCGTAAATGCAGCTAACGTTTTAAGCGCCCAATTAAACGGGACCCTTAAAGAGGGCGTTGGCATTCTTAAGCTTGAGCAGGTGGAGGTAGGTGTTGCAGCAGGAATGATGGCTCACTTTACTAATTCTATAAATGTCGCTACTCAAGCAAAGACTGCGTTCAACTCAGCTACTCTGAGCACCCAAACCAGTGAAGAATTACAAAAAGCACAGAAAATACAGGACGATAAACTTGCAATCTTAAAACTATCCGGCAGGGCACAAGCGGAAGAAATTGCAAGGCAGGAGGCTGAGCGCCAGAAAATCACCAACTCAGCGGAGGTATCAAAGTTCGTTAGGGGTGAGCTTAGGAATTACGATCAGACCGAGCAGAACAAGGCAGATGAGCAAGCAAAAAGTAAAGCGGCAAGTGCAACTAAGGCGACAGAGAGCGCCACAAAAGCATATGAGCAGGCTATCTCAAATCTGAATAAAGAGATTCGGGTAGAGACCGTTCGGCTGAGTGAGGGTGATGCAGCTGCTGCATTATTTGCGGCATCAATCGAAACCAGCGCTAAATATACTGACATTCAACGATCTGAATTAGAGCGGCTCAACAAGACACTGACTGAATCAAAGCAGCGATGGGAAGATCATAATGCCGCTATTGCGTCAGATCCTTACCGCACCGCCGCAGAATCTCAGCGTAAATCACTGGAGCAACTGCAACGACAGGAGCAGGGTGGTGAAATACAAAGCGCACGAGAACTTTATCAACGTAAAGAAAAAATTCATTACGATTACCTGAGTGCGCTCGCCAGCGCTAATCAGGACTACGCAGTCAGTAGTAGCGCTGAATTGGCTGGCGCGGTGGACCCTGTCGTTAATCTGCAAAATCAGCTAGCCAGGCAAAAAGCATTATATGAAACATATTATGCTAATGAAGTGATCAGTAAGCAGCGTTTCGAAGAGCTAATGGTTGCCGCAACTAATCAATCAGCCAAGCAGCAAGAAAATGCCGCTATTGAGCTTTATCGCAGTCAGTCAGACCTTCACACACTGCAAATGGACCTTATTTCTAATGTTGGCGATCGTACCGCAAATATGGTGACGGGTGTGCTAAGTGGTCAGCAGTCATTTAGCGAAGCTATGAATAACATGGCCAACACCATCATGGATACAGTAGTGAAAGCCTTTATTCAGGCCCAAACGCAGGCTCTAATGTTTCAGATGGTGTCGGGGGTGAGTAGCAGCTTCGGTGGCGGGGCTAGCTCTGGTGCAGCAAACAACGCCTTTTCTGGCGGCTCATTTTCCGGATTGTCATTTAATGCAAAGGGCGGTGTCTATGATTCGCCGAGCCTAAGCGCTTTCAGCGGGCAAGTTGTTAGCTCTCCCACGCTATTTGCTTTTGCCAAAGGTGCCGGGGTTATGGGTGAAGCGGGACCCGAAGCCATTATGCCGTTAACTCGGGCCGCCGACGGTTCGCTGGGTGTTCGCTCAGTATCAGCCAGACAGCCGGATATTAACGCATTGTCAGGAGGTGGTGACGTGGGCGTAACGCAGACTAATCATTTTAATTTCACAATCAACGGCAGTGGCGATCAGGCGCTGATCCAGGCAATGGAAACCGCGGCAAAAAATGGGGCTGCGCAGGCTAAGGCTGAGTTGCTCAAAGATTTACGAACAAACGGCCCAGCAAGACGCACATTAGGAGTGTAATCAAATGGCTGAAATACTTGAGTGGCCAGCCATTCTAGTACCCAATGAAATGAGTCTCCAGATGCTGTCAAACTCAAAAATCTTTCAGTCACCCTTTTCTGGCTCATCTCAAACAGCATCATTCCCCGGTTCACGCTGGAGCATATCCGTGACGTTTAATAATCGAAAAGATAGAGACGCTCGAGCGCTTGAGGCACTGATTGCAGAGCTGGATGGTGTGGCGGGTCGAGTGCGTCTGTGGGATTTCGCCAGGGGCGGGCGCGCGCCCGCAGGGACACCGATTGTCAGTGTAGCCGAGCAGCGGGGAAAACTGTTAAGTACCCGTGGCTGGTTGCCAGAGCGGCTGGTATTGCAGCGAGGGGATTACATCACAGTGAATGATGAACTGAAAAAGGTCACGCAGGACGCGCGCAGCGACATCAGCGGCCAGGCGGTCATTCGCATCTCACCTCAGTTGCGCTGGCCACCGGTAGCCGGCGCGCCAATTGAGTGCCGAAAACCAACGGGGGTGTTCAGGCTGTCAGATGAGAACCAAGGGAGCTTCTCACGGGTCCCCGGTATATTTCACAGCGTGACATTACAATTTGTGGAGGCTTTTTAATGCTTTATCATCCCTTTTCAGACTCAATGATTGATTTTCTTTCACGACAAAATGTCACTACAGTCACTGCATTTCGACTTGATCTCATTACCGGTGTTGTTTGCGGACACACAGGCGTAGGCCCGCTAGTTATCGACGGGGAAACCTACTTGGGGGTTGGCGCGTTCGGGCGGGTTGAAGAGGTGACGGAGCAAAATGGGACATCCCCATCGCAACTTCAACTACAGGTTTCCGGATTTGAAACGGCCTTAACAGCCACTTTTTTGAATGAGCGCTGCCGAGGTCGTTCAGCTAAAGTTATTTTAGTTGCTATCGACGATAACGGACAAGTGGGGGCAGCTGATTTAATTTATAGCGGCGAGATAGCGACATCAAATATTGAGAGCGGCAAGCAGAACGCCATATCAGTTAATCTCACAAATCGCTTTGAGCGCTGGCAAATGGCTCTACCCAACCGTTTTAATAATGAATCTCATCTTGCGCGAGCACCAGGCGATCACTTCTTCCGCTATGTCGCTCAAATGGCTGATCGGTCCATCTACTGGGGCAGCAAGAAAGATGCGCCTGTATTTGTGTATAAATAAACAGGATAAATATGCGCTATCCAGATTGGCAAAAAAGACTTGCACAAGTATTGAGGGCCGCTTCCGAGCGGCCTTTTTCGTGGGGCGAACATGACTGCTGCCTGTTTGCAGCGGATTGTGCGCTTGCAGTGTGCGGCATAGATCCTTTAGCTGATTATCGGGGCCAATACAACTCGGCATTGTCTGCTCGCAAGGCGCTGTTGCGCGGGCATGGCAGCATCAACGCCATCTTTGATGCCGTCTTTGAGCGAGTGCCTGTTAAGTTGGCGCAGCGAGGGGATATTGTCGCGTTCACTGCGGATCAAGGGCTAACAGCCGGCGTGATATGGAACGGGCAGATTTGGTCTACAGCAGAGCGCGGTGCAGGACCGACAAATGTAATAGCAGAAACGGCATGGGGGGCGCATGGGTAAAGTTATAGTGTCCCTGGCTGGTGCCGCGATGATGGCCGTAGGAGCTATGAATGGCAACTATTATTTAATTGCCGCAGGCATGGCAATGAATACTGCCAACCAATTGCTGGCTAAAAAACCTAAAATTGATACCTATCGCGATCAGTCCGAGCGCAAGCAAATGCTCCGCTCTGCTGTCGCACCCGAAAATGTAGTTGTTGGTAAAACAGTCACTTCCGGACTGCTAATGTTTGCTGAAGAGGAGGCGGGAGAGCAGGATGATGGGGAATGGATACACATGGTTATTGTCCTTGCTGGACATCCAATTGAGCGCATTGATCGGATATGGCTGGGCGATGACCTGATAACTACGTTTGAAGATTTTGCGACGTGGGAACTTCATAACGCCCGAACAACGTGTGACCCGTTTATGCTTGAAAATTGCCCCTCATGGAAAGAGGACATGATCGGGGAGGGGTTGTCCTGGCTACGAGTCTCCCTTAAGTTTAACGCTGAGAAATTCCCGTATGGTTTACCGAATGTCAAAGCGGAGGTGTGGGGTAAGCGCTTGTATGACCCGCGCACAGGCGTGACAGAATGGAGTAATAACCTTGCGCTGGGCGTGCTTGATTATTACCGCTCCGTGCTGAAAGTGCCTGACGCGGAAATCAATTGGGAGCAATTCAAACAAGCCGCCAACATCTGCTCTGAGATGGTTGTGACCCCAGAAGGAGGCTACGAGCCGCGCTACACAATGAACGGTAGCTTTGATCTGTCAGAAACCCCAGCCGCAATGCTCGACGCTATGCACATTTGCTGTGCTGGCGAACCGACTTACATCGCCGGTCAACACGGAATTCTTGTTGGCGCTTACTACGGCCCTGCATTAATGACGCTCAACGAACATCAGATGGCTGATTCTGTGCAGATCACAACTGAAACATCGTTACGTGATGCAACTAATGCGATCTATGGCACCTTCGTTGATCGTGATCAGCAGTCAACGAAAACCGACTTCCCCCCGATCAGGGTAGATGAATGGATTGTCGAGGACGGGTTAGAAATCAAAGAGGATATTGATTTACGCTTTGTCGATACACCCTATCAAGCACAGCGCGTGGCCAATATTCTGTTACGCCGCAAGCGCGCCGGGCGCGTCATTGTCGCAAAGACCAATCTAAGTGGCTACGCATACCGGCCCGGACGCGTCATTGAGCTTGATATGGAGAGCATTGGCGTTTTCAAGTCAGAGAACCGGATCACTGGCTGGAAATTTAGTATGGACGGTGGGGCAGAAATTACTCTCCAAGAGGAGTCAGCCGAGTTTTACGATGATGCAATTGGCGAACCGTTCACCCGCCCGCCGTTCACGCAACTACCGACGAATGGCCCGGCATCACCCGTTGGCCTGCAGCTGCTGAATGAAACTGTAGGCGATATTGTGCAGGGCGTACTGGCATGGACCAATATCGGCAGTATTTCTTATAACAACATCACAATTTATCACTCAGACGGAACGGTGGTATTTACCGCGCAGGTGCCCGGCAGCAGTTTGCAACTGAGCGGATTACCAAGCGGTCCCTATATGGCGCAGGTTCGGGCGGTGAGTGTCATAGGTGTTCAGTCAGCGCCAGCGGGTATCTCATTTGTTATCGAACCGCCACCGGTACCGGTTGGTGTTGATGTGACAACCGGGAACTGGTCACTGATATTAATCCCACGATTTAATGGCATTACCACAATCGGCACATTGTGCGAGTTCTGGTACTACACAGAAGATATTCCGATTGATGAGGTGACGACGCGGGCTAAGTTTGTCGGTACCGGTGTCAGCATGTCTCACTCAGGACTGATGCAGAACACCACTTATTTTTATTGGGTGCGGGGAATAAATAGTTACGGTAAATCGGCATTCTTTAAAGTTGAAACTAAAACTACACATGATCCGAGTTCAATTATCGAGCTATTGGACGGCGCGCTCGGTGCTGAGCAGTTGCGTGATGAACTGCGTAAGCCGCTGGAAGAAACTATTGATATGTGGACTGCAAAAGTCGGCAATGAACATATTGCAGGTGGCATCGGTCTAACGATTGAAGTTGATGATGACGGCAAAGAGAGAATTAAATGCATTGTTGATGCTGACATATTTGCTGTCGTTAATCGCAGTGCTAATACCAATATAAATCCCTTTGTTGTTAAAGATGGCACGATATATATAAACCATCTAATGGCCGATAATGCAGAGTTCGGGGCGATAATATCGAAATATATTAATGTGCAACATCTTGTTGGTACACTAATTGAAGGTTCAACAATTAACGGAGGTCAAATAAACGGCACAAATATTTATGGCTCGACAATCACGGGCACAACAATGAATGCTAATACGATAAACGGCGGCAGTATTAATATTGCGAATTTGTTTAAAGTGGACGGAAATGGAAATATTATTATGCAGGCCACGCCGGATTCTATCGGAATGAAAATAACAAATCAGACAATCACTGTTTATCGCGGACCGGGCGATAGAGCGCTTGCGCTGGGGTGGATCGAGGGATAATGATATGGGTTTTTATGGCTTACAAATACGCCCCAACGATGGTGGCTCCGCAATAAACATAACAAGTGGAGCGCGGGCCGCAAGTTATTTGGGTGAGTTCACTCCGTCATTTCTCAATGATGACGGATCTTCCGTTGTTCAAGTGCCCAATGTCACTCCCGGAGCACAAATGTTTGTGCTCCCCATTAGCACTGCAATTGTTTATCAGTCGCCCGGTTCGGCGGTTGCGAGCACTCTTGCAGCACGATCAATATCGATAAATGGCAGCATTGTTCACACTCAATTAAGAAACTTTAATCCATATTACGACAAAGGAAGGCGTCCGGTAAAATTCCGCTGCATGCAGGTAATGAGCGCATCATCTGTAGGCGGCAACTACGGACTGGCTTTATATGATGCAACGAATTATGCAGAAATTAATGATGCATCGATCAGTGGAGCCTGCGTCTATCGCGGCATCGTGCAAGTTGCGCCGAATTGGCAGGTGCCAGGCGACGTACCCTTCCGTGAAAGTTGTACAGTATTTGCACACTGGGACAGCGGTGATATTACGCTTGATTTTGATGAAACAACAAAAACAATATCAGGGTGGCGCAGGGGTGGGACTATCGGCGTCAATCAAGTAGACATCAATATCACTGCGTATATCTGCATTTTTTCCAATGGCGCGCCACAAATTCCACCACGTTACGGTCTCGCTATCTGGAATCGGGCTGGACAATGCACATTTTCATCTGATAGCGCCCCGCTGTTATTGCGCGGGACGGTGGGCATTCAATATGTGCCCGGCTACTACAGCGCGGCTCCCGCAGGCGTCGGGCGAATGATGGTCCCGCTTTGCAGGCTGGGAGTGCATGAACTGAGAAGCAGTACAAATGTTATGAATTATTTCGCGGGCATGCGAATGAGCGGCAATGCTGTCACTGCATTTCTTGGGCGATTAAATACGAACTATATTGCAACTGACTACTGGATCGACTTCGCAATTACAACACTCCCCCTCCCCGTCATTGATGCCAACGATTATTTCTAACTAAGGACTCTCATGAGCATTAAAATTTCTGGTGTTCTTCCGGGGCCAACCGGTGAACCGGCTGCGCATATTGGCATCACATTACGTGCGGTTAAAACCTCTTTAACTGTGATAACGACTCTTGAATCAAATTCAATAACTGGCGCAGATGGCTCTTACTCGCTCAACGTCGAACCCGGACAATATGACGTGCTACTGTGGGTTGATGGCATCAATACGCGCAACGTCGGAACTATTACTGTTTACAGCGATTCGCTGGCTGGGACACTAAATAACTTTCTAACAGCCTTACGAGAAGAAGACGGTACGCCTGAAATTATTCGCCAGCTCGAACAATTACGTGCAGAAGCACTGCAGGCTGCGTTAGAAGCCAGCGAGTCAAAAGATGAAGCAATACGGCAGGCAGGTATTGCGACAGACGCTGCAATGAATGCAGCGCAGGAAGCGACCGATCTCATTACAGCGGCAGTAAAAGATGACGCAGACAGAGCTGAGGCTGCACGAGATAGAGCAGAAACGGCTAAATCGGATGTTGATTCTCTCGCCCTGCTTGTTGCTAAGCATCACACAGAAATAGAGCAGCTAGCAACAGAGGCAAGAGACAGCGCCACGCTTGCCGCAAACAGCTCTGACAGTGCATCGCAAGCCGCGACAGAGAGCGGCATTAGCAAAGATGCAGCTGTATTTAGTGCGAACTCAGCATTATCTGCAGCAGAATTAGCGGGTACTTCAGCCGCGGCAGCGGCTGACGATAAAGCAGAGGCTAATGGATTTCGAGATGAAGCTGAAGAATTTGCGGCACAAGCAAAAGCATCAGCAGATAGCATTGATATGTCTGCGCTTGAGTCTCTGATTAATGAAAAAGCGAGCACAGATCAACTTACAACTGAACTCGCAAAAAAAATGGATATTGCTGGCGGTGAATTCACTGGCCCGATATTAATGTCTCGTGATGCAACAGAGCCGTTAGAGCCAGTTACATTTCAACAGTTTGAAAGGACCGGTGGCGAATTTCTATTAAGCGTGAAGTGGCACATGAGCCGAAATTATATCCCTGCAGGCTGGGCTCCCATGGATGGCCAACTGCTACCACGCAATCTGTTTCCATTTGCCCTCGCTGAAGTATTGAGCGGCAAATATCCGGTTGTTGCTGATGACTCGTGGGTATTTTATAAAGACTGGCGCTCTAGTTTTTCCGTTGGTGACGGAAGTACAACATTCAGAATTCCAGATCTCAATGGTAAGTTTGAAGACTCAATTGGTGCCGTAGTTCTTAAGGGTGATGGTAAGAATTCATTTGGCGAAATGGGTAGAATTCAAGGCGATGCTATTCGGAATATAACTGGCGATTTTGGCTCACTAGGAGGGCAACTTAATAATGCTTACGGTATTGTCATCGGATCAAAAAATGGTGTGTTTGCAGGTCACGGTGAGAGTGGGAGGCCAACAAGCTCAAATATAGGCGAGCCTGCGCTGGGGTCAGAATTTATCGCATTTGATGCTTCACGAGTAGTACCAACCGCAGTTGAAAACCGCGTAGTTAACGCCACTGGTTGCTACATAATCAAGCTTGCAGGTTCCGCGCTCAACGAAGGGCAGATTAACGCGCTCGAATTAGCAACGCAGATGACACAACTTGCATCGCGCACTACAAGCTTAGAGTCAGATGCGTTTACTGCTAGCAAGATAGCAAATACATCATGGACTAATCTGACGTTACTCAATGGCTGGACACAATTCAATGGTGAAATGTGTGCTGTCAGGCGAGTTAATGGAGTTGCTCAATTATCAATAACGGCGGGAGGCGGGGCAAATGGAGTACTGCTTGCTTCGTTGCCTATTGGATATAGACCCAAAAGGAGCACTAGATATCCCGTTGTTTCTAGATCAACTGAGGCGCAAGGGGCTTTTGCAGCCCTCGAAGCTAACGGCGACATTGTTACATATAATGTTAATAATTTTGATTATATAAGCTTTACGGCTTCTATATTCCTAGAGTAAGCATAGTTATGAAAAAATTAAATATATTAGATAGTGACGGGTTCTATATTGAAGATTATATAGAAGGATATTTACCCAAGAATTGGACAGCTGATTTAGTTGGGGATGGCTATTACAAAGCGCAATATCAAAACGCGGATATAGACCCGGATACAGGGGAATGGACTGGTGGCGTGTGGGCAGAAACTAGCGGGCCTTCAACTATAGATATTTCAGCTCAAAAAGCGGAATTTGTTACTCAAGCGAAACTAAAAAAATCAAAGCTGATAAGTGATGCAAGCGATAGAATAGAGATTCTAAAAGACAGAATTGAGTTGGGGCAAGATAAAGCCGACGAGCTGAAACTGTGGAAGTCATATCGTATAGCGCTTGATGATATTGATGTGAGTGCAGCGCCTGATATCGAGTGGCCAGTTTCTCCAGATGACATAAAATTGCCGGTAGTTTTGACTGAAGCATGA